TATAGAATAACAACTTACCTCGTAGTCGTCGTCGTTCATTTTATTCTCATTTACAAGTATTAAATCACCGCCGTTTATTGATAAATAGTCGCCGTTCATATTCATAGCTGAACCTAAAATGATATGAGGTAAAACTTCGCCGTCGCCTGAACTTAAAAAGTCATTTATAGTAATACTATGACTTAATTTACCGATTTTTAATTTTAAGATACCGTCAGTAATTTTACCCTGAACTACTTTTTTCATTTTGTTATTGTTTATTTGTTTATTGATATACAAATATAATACTTTTTCTTTAAATATCAAAACTTTTTAAGAAAAAAAAACAAAAAAATTAAAAACTATATTTTATTATATGATAATACTTGGACCTACAGCTACAGGAGTTCATTTAAGCCTTAATGAGTTTAACGAGGATTTAGGTATCGGAACCAGAAGGGGTTTGGATAGATTTTCTTATCATTATGTTTTTAGGATTACAAATCAGCTTACTAAATATACTACTACTTTTACTCCTTTTACCAACGCTACTTATTTAGGAGGAGATAAATGGTGGAATACAATAAGAGGTTTACGAGAAAACGAGTTCCTTTTTACGGTAAGTCCGACTTATTCGTTCGCTACAAGTGGAGGTATTTATATTACAGGCTCAAATTACGATAATAATAGCGAGTGGAACTTGGAAGTTTATGTAAATCCGGGTTCATATTCAACTGGAACGCCGAGTATATCAGGAAGTTCTATTCTACTAAACCAGTATAGAACCATATTTAAATATATATAATTTATGAGTATAATAGATAGATTTTTAGGTAGAAAAATGGAACTCGTAGTTCCTGAAGTCAATACCTTACAAAAAGAAGAAGTATTTAGTTTATCAGTCCAAACTGATTTACCTAAAATAGTAGAACGAAAAAATATGGATTTTATAGGGTGGGGCGAGGATAATATGTATCCAGAGACCCTTACTGAACTATATTTGACTTCGCCTACTCATAACGCTATTGTAAAAACAAAAGCCGAGATGGTAGTAGGAGATGGATATACTTACAACGACGATCACCTTGACGAAGCGGATAAAATAGAAGTTCTTAAAATCTTATCTCAATACGACAGATTTAATTACGATTTATCTTTAGATTATCAAATCTACGGGGCTTACGCTATTGAAGTGATATGGTCGCTTGACTTTACAAGAATAGTTCATATAAACCGACTTGAAGTAGCTAATTTACGAAGTGGTAAATATGTAGATGGAAAAATTAAGGAATGGTATTACAAAATAGATTGGAACGACAGAAAAGAAAAACCGATTTGTATTAAATCTTTGGACTTAAAAAATAAAAAAGAACATAGACAAATACTTTATGTATCAAATCAAACCGTATCAAATCGTTATTATCCTGAACCTTCATATGTAGGCTGTATTGACTGGATTACTTTGGAAAGTCAAGTAGGACTTTACTATAAATCTTTAATAGAAAATGGTTTTAATCCTTCTATTATTATCAAGTTCTTTAGAAAACCAGCTTCTTTGGAAGAAAAAGCTGAGATCGTAGGCGGACTAAAAAGGTCGTTCGCTGGAGTAAAGAATAGTGGAAAACATATGGTTTTATTCAGCGATGGAAAAGAACTCGCCCCTGAAGTTCAAGCTATAGACGTAGCGAACGTAGATAAACAATTCACGGTTATAGCCGAACAAATTACTCAAAAAATTATTACTGGAGAACGAGCTATTACGGCTGAACTATTTGGAATAGCTATTCCGGGTCAGCTTGGTTCAGGCGACTTTGATACAAAGGTAAAATGTTTTACGAAGTTTGTAATCGCTCCGGACCAAAGAAGAATAGAAGCTTCTATAAATGAGATACTTATGATAAATGGATATAAAGTAAATTTTACCTTGAGCCCGTTTACAATATAAATAAAAAAATGATATGAGTTTTACTCCTTGGATTAATAGTTTTTACTTAAAGTCGCTTACTCCAATAAACAATAATATAGATATAACTGAAGTATCAAACCATATAGAAAGCGCGCAAGTTATTTATACTCGTGAGCTTCTTGGTAAATTACTTTATGACGATATAGATACAAAGTTCCAAACTGGAACTTTTTCCACTCGCGAAGCTGACTTATTTGACTTATGTAAATCAGCTATAGCTTATAGAGCTTCTGAGATAGCTATACCTTTTTTAGGTATTAAAATCCGTAATAAAGGCGTTGTAAGATTAAATGACGAATACGCGCAGCCGGCTTCAGTAGAAGAGATAAAGTATTTAAGAGCGGAACTAAAAAATCGTGCTGAATATATGGAAAGTCAGGTACAAAACTACTTATATGAATATAACAACGATTTTCCACTTTGGACTTCTTCCAAGAACGCAGCCGGAGATAAACAACTTATCTACCCTACACCACTTACTCCATATGATAGCGATATATTTTATCAAGATTACGATAAATTAAGAAGGAACCGCTATTATTATGGACCAAATAGTAATGAACCCGGGAACTCATATTGAGTGATATAATTTTTTAGCCTCAAAATAAGCCTTAGAAGCTTTTTCTTTATCTTTAAATGAACCAAGATATATTCTTTGTTTATTTACTTTTATCCAAGCGGTATATGTAGAGCAGTTTTGGTTCTTTTGGTAGCCTTTAATTTTTTTTCTATTGTAATTATTTTCTTGTATTGATACTGAACGTAAATTATTTATTCTATTATCATTTTTTATTCCGTTTATATGATCCAAACAATCTACTACTTTTTTGAAAACCCAATAATAAATAAACTGGTGGGAATATAAATGATAATTTTTTTTATTGTAAATGAAAATTAATTGGTTATAGCCCATTTTATTTAAATTATTCATAACCTTACCTGTAATACCAAAAACTTCGCCGGTATCAGGATTACAAGTATAGCCTTTTTCTATAGCTATTTTTATCTTTTCTTCTCGCGTCATAAAACTAAACAAATATATAATTTTTTATATTTAAATTATATAAAAGTTTATCATGTGTTTAAAAGTTATTAAGAATATAAAAAAGGAAATGAGGCGTCAGCTTTTAGAAAAGGAGCTCTTACGCCGAGTAGATTTGATAACGACTTTAGGAGAAGATATAAATAACTTTACTATTTTGGACCGAGAGATTATGACGCCTGAACTCATAAATGAGTTTTTAGTTCTTAGTCCAAACTCAAAATCTATAACTTCTATTATACCCGGAGGAGATAAACCGCGAATAAGGGTAGGTCCAGAAAATTACGAGATAAGATATAATTACGATTTAAGAACCGGTATTGATGGACCTAAATTACTTGATACTTCACGAGATTTTTGTGTAAACTTGATAAAGGCTAATAAACTTTATACCAGAGACGAGATAAACCGTATGGAAAACGGATTTGGACTTCCTGTATTCCAGTTCGCCGGAGGTTATTATCGTAATCCAAATACAGACGAGACGACGCCTTATTGTCGTCATAGCTGGTATCAAAATATAGTAATAAGAAAATAATGGAACAATATGTAGTAAATATATTCGCTTCGGTAATTTTAGGTATCATAGGATACTTCCTAAAATCTACTATGGAAGAACTAAAAAAATGTAAAGATATAGCGAATAAAGCTCAAACTGATATATCCATTATGAAGGTAGATTATATGAATAAATACGATCATTTATCGGAGAAGTTTGACGAACTCGCGAACTCGGTAAAAGATTTGACCCGTGAGATAAAAGAACTAAACAAAGAACTACAAAAAAAACTATAAATTATGAATAGATTATTTAAAACTGGACTTATTACTACTATTATTGGTTTATCAATAATACTATTTTCTGGTATTTTAATTTGGACTGAAAAAACTACTATTGAAGCTACCGCAGGGTGGATAACTTTAGCCCTATTGTTTTTAAGAAGTAAAGATACTTTAATAAATCTTGGACAAGATAAATAAATTAATATAAAATTATGCCACCTTTACAAAATTGTAGTATAGATAACCAAAAAGGATTTAAGTGGGGGTCCGAGGGTAAATGTTATTCTTATGAACCCGATAATGAGGCTTCTATGAAGGAAGCTAAAAAAAAGGCTATAGCTCAAGGAGTAGCTATTGGAGATTTTGAGGCGGTAGGAGCTCATATCAATATACTTAAAGGTCGTTGGAAAGCAGCCGCTATGAGAACTTCTTTTGACTTTGACGGGGTTATATCTACTAAACGAGGACAAGAACTTTGGAAAAATACTGAAGGAGAAAAATGGATTATTACAGCTCGTAATATAACTGGAAAAGCTGAAGTTTTTTCTATTACTGACTTATTACAAATACCTCGTAATCGTGTAGTTTTTACCGGCTCAAACTCGGGTAAAATAAGAAAAATACGAGAACTAAAAATTACTCAACATATAGATAATAACCAAGAAGTTATTAATAAACTACCAAACATGGTAGGTATGAAGTTTAGTTCTATAAAATTATCATATACAGATTACCCTGAAGTAGTAAAACAAAACGCTCAAAGGGCCTTAAATTACGCCGAAAAGAACGGCTGGAACGATTGTGGAACTCCGGTAGGTAAGGCGAGAGCTAATCAACTCGCTAAAGGAGAGGCTATAAGTGAAGATACAATAAGTCGTATGGCTTCTTTCGCCCGTCATTTACAATATGACGATAAAGAACTTGGAGAAGGCTGCGCTAAACTTATGATACTCGCATGGGGCGGTAAAGAAGGAATACTTTGGGCTCAAAGAAAACTGGAACAAATTAAAAATGAAGATTTAGCCGTTGTAGGTCCAAAAGGAGCTATTGTTCCGTCAAAGAAAGCTCCGGCTTCCTCTACTCCGAACCCTGAACCAAAAGGACAAGGAACGGCTAAAGGCGACGCTTCTTCTACCAGAGGAGCTGAAGTAAGCGAAAGGGTAGAAAAAATCTTAAAGGATAAAGCTGACGACTTTAATGAACGATATAAAGATAAACTTGGTTATGGAGTAAATGTAGGTATGTTGAAGTCAGTATATCAAAGGGGTATTGGAGCCTTTACCGTAAGTCATAGTCCGAAGGTAAGTTCAGGCGAGCAGTGGGCTTTAGCTCGTGTAAACGCCTTCTTATTACTTGTAAAAAATGGTAGACCTCAAAATAAAAAGTATGTAAATGATAACGATTTACTACCAAAAGACCACCCGAAGTATTCAGGTAAAAAAGAAGAAAAAAAAGATTAATTTTTTTTGTAATTTAAAATAAAATAGTTATATTTGTATATCAATAAACGATTAAACAATACGACTATGAAAACAAAACAAGAGATTATCAATAGTATCAAAGATGTAGTATCAGGTATGAACCACCAAGAACAAGCTGACTTCATTTGGGCTATAATTACAGAAACCAGTATTAAAGACGCTTCTATGGATAGAATAGATGGTGGATACGAGATTATTTTAGAGATTGAAGAAGAAGATGAAGATTAAGAAAAGTATTTAATAACCAGTTCCAAATCTCCTACCATTTTAGGTATTTGTTTTTCTATAGTAAGATTATTATAGGCTTCTTTAATAGTTTTTCTTTTATACTTCATAAACATATTACATAACCTAAAATGGTCTATATCAGTTTGTAGATTACGCCTAAACTTTACAAGTATTATCTTAATCTCCACCATATCTTCACGAGTAGGAACGGCTATAAATGGATTTGTTTTGTATTTTTTTATATTTTCCGCACTTATATTTTTAAGTTCTTTATTTTCTTTTGACTTTACTAAATTATCTATTTTTTTTCCAAACTCTTTAGCCTTATCATAACAAGATAAACATACTTTAGTTCTAAAATAATAACGCTTTTGTTCGCAAAGCGGACATATTTGTCCGGTAAAATAATGAGTTGGTTTTACCCGATAGGCTCTCGTCATAGTAATAATTTATTTATATTTGACTGACGTTCAGCGGCTATAAAGGCCTTAAAACTTAAATCTATATGAAAACTCGGGGTCTCTATATTATCTCCTTCTTCGTAAATCCAAAAAGTAAAGTGAGATACCATACCTTCGCCTTCCATAAAATCCATATCAAGTAAATAGTCGTTGAACTTCATTTTCTTTTCTATAAGAATAGATTTGAGTTCGTTATCTTGACGGAGTAGGACTTGTTCGTCTTCAACGTCAAGTTTAAAAGTAGATTTATTTAGGAGTTTAGTATTACCATGTAGATAATCTACTTCTACTTCGTCAGCTTCAAGATTACTTAAATCTCTATTCTCAAACCTACCCGGATATAAGTATTGTAGTTCAGTCATTATATTCCTTCTTATCCAGTTCATATAAGTATCGTAAAGTAGTATCAGTTCATAATCTCGTTCCATAATTGTCGTTTTTTTTATTGAGTATCTCCAATATAATTTTTCTTCTTCTATAAGTAGATAATTTAATCGTTCCATGTAAATCCAAGATCGTCAGTTTTATTATCTTCAAGTCGTTTTTGTTTTAGGATATATTCAAGTCCGTCAGCGGCTACTATTATTGAAGAAGCCCGTTCTCGTAAAGATTTTATATTTTGTAGGAGTTCTTCTTCGTCATAACTTACATAATAACCCCTTCTTGAAGAGAGGACTGGAAGTATTCCTTCGCTTCTCATAAAGTTTATTACTTTTCTTAAACGAACTCCAGAAAACTTATTGGTAAGTCCAAACTCAACAAGTCGTTCATTTATACCCCGTATCAGCTGATCGGAGTATATTTTTTTACGAGGTCCAGTTTTTAGTAAAACCTTTATCAGTTTAGGTATCATATTTTTTTCTTCTTCGGTAAGTGGTTTGTTATTAAAAGCCATGTTATTCAGTTATTTTTTTTAAGTTTATTAAATAAGTTTTATCACGGATATATTCTTCGTCAGTTATATCTTTATAGATATATTTTTTACGAAGAGCTTTTAGTTCAGCTTCATAAATAGTTCCACCGAGTTTTTTTACTAAGTAGTCAATACCAAATATAACCTTAATTTTAATCTTATCGTTAATCATAATTTAAAATATAAAAACCCTTCAATAACAAAGATGTAGGCGAGGAGTTCTTTGATAAGAGAAGGGTTTTAGTTTGTAAAAAAAAGTAAACTTTAAATATTCATATTCATATTCTCGTCGCCTATTATTATATTATGGAAAATTAATTTGTTTAGTTTTTTCTAATAAAAACCCCTACTTAAGCGTCAAAGTAGGGGATATATCATGAAAATAACCAACATAAGTTATATTAATTTTTTTTATTTAGTTTAATAATCTTAAAAAAATCTTCAGCCTTTTTTCTATTTAATTTAAATCCTGAACTCATACCTCCGTCGCCGGCTTTTGATATATATTCGCTGTAATAGGGGTTTTTTAAGTGAGCCTTAAGTAGGTTCATTTTTGTAAAATAAATCAATCCTTCGTCAGGAAAATAGTAAAAAAACAAATCGGCTTTTGACTTCCAAGGTCCAGATAATTTACCCCTATAACTCGTCTCAATAAACATATTATCGGTTTTCTTAATAAAAGTTCCATAGCGGTCGGTTTTTACTTCAACAAGTAGTTCCGATTTACGCCTGAGTTTTATATCATAATCTCCATTATTATTGAAGTGGATAAAAGTAAAACCCTTCTTTTCTAAATACTTCTTAATAACTTCTTCGCCCTTTTGACCCTGTATCAAGTCAAGCGAAAACTTCTCGCCTAAATCCATAAAGTATATATTATATCCAAAAAACGAAAAAAAGTAAAATACCGCTAAAATAGGAAACATAATGATACTATATTATTAAATTACATACCAAGGTTTTTTTACGAGCGGTTCTCCATACATATTCTTAAGTTTATCTAAAAGGTTCTTCTTATCAGCTATTCGGTAAAGAAGTTCGTTTTGTTTAGCGAAATCCGATAACCATTTGTATTTTTGAGCTTCGCTTTGTATATCTACCAGTTCTAAATCTACAATAGTATATTGGACTTTACCACGACTTTTCTTGGTAAGTTCAATAACATACCCTCTCTCGGCAGAACTCCTTAAGAACTGATAATTAAATAATCCATTTTCTACGAGGTAATTAATCCATTTTTCGTTAATCTCTAAATAAGTCATAGTTTTTTTGTTTTTAAATTATATTACAAATATAAACATATTTTTCTGTTTTACAAAAGATTTCTAAACTTTTTTTTTACTACAAAATATAATATAAGTATTGAGAGGTCTTAATAGGTTTGACCCTCGGTAGCTTACCGACGCTACCATAATGAAAGTACAAGGTTTTACTTGACTAATACTTCAGTCGCCAACGCAGGCTGGAGAAGATAACGAATACTAAAAGTGCTCGCGCTGATCCAACCCCGTCAACGAGCGACAAAGTAAAGGTAAATAACAAAGTATATCGCCGTAGGAGGAACGGAAGCAAGAATAAACCAGTAAGTAGAAAGGTCCAAGTAATCTACTGAACTTTAGTAAGGTAATAAACTACTTTACTGGAGGAAGGGGGTTTATACCTAAACTATATTATTGTTTATTACATATGTTTTTCTTTCATATTCATTTTATTATTAATTATACTACAAATATAAGGAACTTTTCTTAAATAAGCACTAATAAACTAAAGTTCACTTAAAATACTATTTAATTTTTTTTGTCGTTCATGTCGTTTTAATTTATCTGGTATAGTCCAAGCTACTTCAGTTCCGAGTTCTCGGTTTGTCGTAATAACAAAGTCGTAATCGGACTTTTTTAAGAAATCGCTAACTTTTTTTAACCAATTACTATCAATATGGTCTATATTGTAAATCTCATTTGGTATATCTAAATCGCTGAATAAACCTACCGCTATAACATATTCTTCATATCCGATTATTATATCGTTTGTTGTTATTCTCATATAACAAATATAAGGAACTTTTCTTAAATATGAATAACAAATCCAAACTTTTTTTATATAATATGTATGAAGTATAAATTAAAAACCGGAGATAATCTCAAAATCCTTAAAAACCTACCTGATAATAGTATTGACGCTATAATAACCGATCCTCCATATGGATTATCATTTATGAATAAAAAGTGGGACTATGAAGTTCCGTCAGTAGAACTTTGGAAGGAAGTCCTACGGGTTCTTAAACCCGGCGGACACCTCCTTTCTTTTGGAGGAACAAGAACTTATCATAGGCTCGTAGTCAATATAGAAGATGCGGGGTTTGAGATACGCGACCAAATCCAGTGGATTTATGGTTCAGGTTTTCCAAAATCGTTGAATATAGGAAAAGCCGTAGATAAATTAGAAGGTAATGAAAGAGAGGTTGTCGGTTTTAATAAAAATAGATCCGATTTTAGTAGTGATATATTAAAAAAACAAGGTAGTATGATGTTGAATAAAAATGCTCCTACAAAAGATTTAGATATAACAAAAGGAACTTCTCCATATGAAGGCTGGGGAACCGGTCTTAAACCAGCTAACGAACCTATATGTTTAGCGAGAAAACCGTTAAGTGAAAAGTCGGTCGCGGAAAATGTTATCAAATGGAGAACTGGAGGTATAAATATAGATAAAAGTAGAATAGGAAGCGAGATAATAAAACAAATACAATACGACAGAACGCCCGAACATGGACGAAAATACGGAAATCATAGCGAAAGGTCAAGTAATGGAGTTATTACTCAAACAGAAGGCCGCTTTCCAGCGAATATAATTTTTGACGAGGAGGCGGCTGAGGTTCTTGACGAACAAAGCGGTATTACTAAAACAAATTGTAAAAGTGGTATTATTGAAGGTAAAGATGCGAATGTTTTTAACGATGGTGAAAATAAAACTACAGGTCATAAAAAGAAAATTATGGTAGGCGACTATAATGATAGCGGCGCTTCACGATTTTTTTATGTAGCTAAAGTATCAAAAAAAGAGCGTAATTTAGGTTTGGAAAATTACGAAGAAAAAGAAGAAAAAATACATAGTGGTTTTAATAGTAGAGACGAACATGGTAATAAAATAAGAAAAGATGGTTCTATTATTCCACCTCTTAAAGCAAAAAACACACACCCTACCGTAAAACCAATAAATCTTATGACTTATCTTTGTAATTTAATTACTCCTGAAGGCGGAACTATTTTGGACCCGTTCATGGGCTCTGGTTCTACTGGTATAGCAGCTCTTCTACAAGGATATAATTTTTTAGGTATTGATATGGACCCTGAATATACTAAAATAGCTGAAGGTAGAATAAGTAATTATGAAAAATATAGAGATTTACTCAAAAAGTAAAAACCTTCATTATTATATATATAATTACAAAAATTACTTTTAAGTTTTATGAAGCACCAGCCCGAAGTTTGGAAGGAACTACTCCTTCAAGCCTTACAAAAACATATAGGTATGGTAGGAGCCGCCTGTAAAGAAGTAGGTATATCAAGGAACCAATACCACGTTTATTATAGAACTGACCCTGACTTTAAGGCTAAAGTAGACGAGATAATGGAAGGACAAATAGATATGGTAGAAACTGAACTACTTAAAAAGATTAAAGGAGGTTCGGAAAAATCTATTCATTTTTATTTAAAGTATAAAGCTAAAAAGAGGGGATATAATGATACCCTTGATATAACTACTGACGGAAAAGCTATTACCGATATACAAGTAATAAAAATTACGGAGTATAAAAAACCAGATTAAATGACGCTAAACTTTAAAACTACACCAGTTTTTACAAAGAACTATGAAGCCCTACAAAATGAAGATATACGATTTATTATCAATATGGGCGGAACTCGTAGTAGTAAAACTTGGAGTATAAGTCAGCTGATAATACTTTATTGTTTAATAAAAGAAAAAAGGGTAGTATCAGTAGTAAGAAAATCTTTTCCTTCATTACGAGCTACCGTAATGAGAGATATAATAGAACTACTCCGTGAATATGAACTATATGACGAACGACAACATAATAAAACCGAAAACATATATAACTTTAGTAATGGTTCTAAAATAGAGTTCTTCTCGCTTGACGATAGCCAAAAGATAAGGGGTAGAAAACGAGACCTTCTTTTTATGAACGAAGCTAATGAACTGGATTTTGAGGAGTTTAACCAACTAAACTTTAGAACAAATGATAAAGTTATTATGGACTTTAATCCAAGCGAAAGCGACCATTTTATATACGACCTACTTGAAGATAAAAGGTCAGTTAAAATCCACTCTACTTTTCGTGATAATCCTTTTTTAAGTAAAGATATAGTAAGAGAGATTGAGGACCTTATATCAAAAGATAATACGCTTTATCAAGTATATAATTTAGGACTTCCAGCCGACAAGGGACATATCGTATATAACCACCAAAAACCTTATTATGACGAACCGCTCCATATAGAAGAAGAACTTATTGGTATTGACTTTGGTTATTCTCACCCTACCGCCGTTATCAGTTTAAGATTTAAGGAAGATATGGTATTTTGTAAAGAACTACTTTATCAGTCGTATCTTACTTCAGCCGATTTAATACTCCGACTAAAAGATATGAACTTAATTACAAAAACTTTTATAGCTGACGGAGCAAGACCCGAGATTATTGAAGATATGAGGCGAGCTGGATTTATAGTTCATATAGCCGATAAGAACATAAAAGCCGGTATTGACGCCGTAAAAAGTCAACATATCTTTTATCACGGCGAAAGTTTTAATTTAATAAAGGAGTTTAAGAACTATAAATGGAAAATAATAGGAGATAAAATAACCGAAGAACCGTTAAAACTAAATGACGATTTAATGGACGCTATGCGTTATGGAGTTTATTGGTATAAAAAATTACGAAGGAGTAGTGGAGGTTTTGACTTCGCTAATTTTTAATATGAATAAAAAACTAATAGACCAGTTTATAGTAAATCGTCAGGAGTTTTTACTCGGCGTATCAAGGAGTATTCTTAAAAAGAAGAACGATGTAGCCGAGGATTTATTACACGACCTTTTTATTTATCTATACGAAAACTTCCAAAAGATAAAGTATATAAAAGATGAGACCTCACTTTTAGCTTTTTCTGTATCTTGGATTAAACTACAAGTAAAGTGGAAAGGAACCGGATATAAAAAAACTTATGTAATGGAATACGACGAACTACCCTTAAACCTTCCACTAAACGAAGATTTTACTGATATACTCCACTCGGAAGACCCGTATATAAAAGATATAAGAAGAATATGGAATAGCGAACAAGCTGATAAACTACAAAAGATTTATCAGTATTTACCTCGTTTATCAAAAGTAAATCAAATCTTATTCCAAGCTTATTTTATTGAAGGACTTACCTATGATAAAATTAAAGATAATTACGACTTCTTTAGAGATAAACCAAACGGACGTCAGTTCTATAAATCTAAAAAGTCAATATATAACCTTATGAAGGAACTAAAAAAAGAACTCCTCCTATGTACGAAGTTATAGGACTTATTTGTTTATCTATTATTATTCATATAGCCGAACCAATACTCCTTATCAAAAGATTTTTAGGATTTAAGGAAGAAGATTACCATAAAAAATCCGCCTTTTTAAGATTTATACATAGAGGTCTTTATTGTTTAGTTTGTAGTTCATTTTGGTTCACCCTTATTATTACCGGTAATTTTTATACCGCTTCAATAGTAGCCGTCGCGGCTTCTATACTAAATTATTATATCAAAGATAAACTATGAATACGATTTTAGATAATCTTATGAACGAACTTGAAGGTAGAGATAAAATCCTCGCTCACCAAACCGATTTACTTTACAAATTACATAATGAGTTATACCCCCATTTAAAAGAATATAATGTATCATGTGGCTCTTGTAGAGAACGAGTATATAATAGGGTTCGTGAGTTCTGGTTATCTCAAAAACAAAAATAAATAAAAAGTTATTTAATTATATGATAAGAAAACTTATATCTTACTTTATTGGAGTTCTCAAAATCGGTAAAGGTCAAAAATCTTGGAAGAATATAAAACTACACCAAGCTCAAGAACTTCTACAACTTGATAAAGAAGGTATAGATTTACTTGTAAGTCAAATGGCTATTGTTCTTGATACTGACGAGGCTTTTGTAGAAAACTTACCTTTTAATAAAATACAAGAGTTCGCTGAAGAATATGAGTTCTTACAAAAAACTCCTGACGCTAAATGGATTAAAACTTTTAAGATTGAAGGTAAAAGGTTCGGTATGGTTCCGCTAAACGACCTTACTTTAGCTCAAATTATAGATATAGAAGAATACTGGAACGACGGATATATTAAAAACTTACATAAGATTTTATCAGTTCTTTTTCTACCGGTAAAGTCGTATAACCCGATTACAAAAAAGTATAAATTACAAGAATATAAACCTGACGAAGATATAGAAAACCTACTTCTTAATACGGATATGGAGATTATTTGGAGTAATCTACTTTTTTTTTATCATACCGAACAGATATATTTAAAAGGTATGAAGGACTATTTGGAGGCGGAACTGAAGAAGAGGAAGTAGAAGAAGAAAGTAGGCTACTTACTATTGAAGAAGTAAGGGCTAAAAATAATATAGAAAAGAACCGTAAATGGAGCTGGATAAGTTTAGTATGGATTTTAACCGGAGGAGATATAACTAAAACCGATTTAGTTTTAAGAAAATCTTTTGGAGAAGTTCTTATATGGTTATCGTATAAAAAAGAAAATGGAGTATGACTTGGAATAATATAGTAATGGAGTTTAGCAACATAGCTAATAATAACCCGTTTATCAAAAGATTTGGTAGCGGAGAAATGGTAGATATAGAAACTGACGGACCAAATAGTCCACTTTACCCGCTTCTCTGGGTAGTTCCGCAGTTTGTAAATATAACTGAATACTCACTTGAATATACGGTAAGGATTTTAGTTATTGAACCTGACGAAGAAGATGATAGTAAACAACAAAGTATTTTGTCGGATAATTTACAAATTATTATAGACGTCATTAAAACCTTTAAGTATAAAGTAGATAAAGATTATACTATTGTAGATACAGATTTAATTTGTAATCCGTTCGCTCATAGGTTCGTAGATTATTGTGTAGGCTGGTGGTGCGATATAAAAATAGCTACTGACTTAAATAATAGCGAATGTAATATACCTGGTTATTGATATGGAAAAATCTATTTATGATACCCTTGATAATATAGCTAAAAAGATTATTCGCGAGATGGGCGATAAGATAAAAGCCGGATATGGAGGCCGACCTTCAATAGCTTCTGGTAGATTACTTAATAGTTTAGATTATCAAATCTTATTATCGGAAAGCGGAGAGTGGAGTTTAACTTTTGAGTATATTGACTATGGTAGATTTGTAGATAAGGGTAGGAACCCGGGTCGTTTTCCACCAAAAGCCGCTATACAAAACTGGATGCGACTTAAAGGTATAAATGAAGATAAACTTTGGCCTATTATGGTAAAGATTAAAAAAGGTGGATTTTATAGTAAGAAGCTCGGTAGTTCAACTTCAGGTAATCAGTCCATATCAATATACGCAAGACCTAAAGGTATTAATTTTACTGACCCGTTTACAAAGAATATAGATTTACAAAAATTACAAGAAAGTATAGCTCTTACTTATGGAGAATACTTAATTAAATCTGTAAAAGAACCAAATAGTAAAAATAATATATTTAAATAATATGATAACTATATTAAACAGACCTTATGACGGAATACTACCAAAAGTAAATCCAGTATATAATGGTTTAGGATTTGTAGTAGACAGCAACTATAAACTAAATACAAACTTTAAGTATATCGCCGAGATTTTTGTAAGTGGAACTAAAATCGGAGAACTTAAACATAATCCAAATATATCAAATAACTTTTATGGTTTATTTGACCCGGGTAGAATAATAGAAAATAGTTTATCTTCCGACCCGAACCCCTATGTTTTACAAACCGCCGGTTCCACTCCAGCCTTAAAATCTTTAGTTCCTTATTATTTGAGATTTGGAGAAGAGTTCAGTAGGGTAAATAACTTTACGGCTTTACAAAATAGCGGAGGATTTGTAAGAATAACTACCTCATATCCTCATAACCTCGTATCAGGCGATAGGGTTTTAGTTCAAGCTACTTCACAAAATACCTATAATACTTGGAGTAAAATTAGTTATGTATCAGCTACTCAATTTGTTTTAGTTGATATACCTTATACCGCTTCAGCTGATATATCAGCAGCCTATTATATATCAGGAGAAGAGATTACTTTATGGACTTCCTATGTAGGCTCAAACGGTTCAAACTATTTAGCTATTCGTGTAAAAGCTAATACAAGTTTTAATTTAGGAGATAAAATTATCGTTCGTCAAGACCGAAAAGATACAAGTGGAAATCCTGTAGCGGTAGTAAATAGCGGATATGAAAACGCCGAGTTTTTAATAACTCAAAAATTACCAGCCGTCGGTTTTACTACTTTAAGGACAAATATACCTTATGGTAATGCTATATCTTCAACTATAAGGGGTTCAGTTATATCACGAGATAATTTTGTTTATCTTAATAGTTTTTCTACTCAAAACGATTTATCTTATACATATAACGGTTCGGTAGAGTGGAACGATTTTCTTACTTATTCTGTAGCTCCTTATATTTTTGGTTCTACAAGTTCATATGGTAAGTTCTTAAACGGAAATCCTAATCGCGAAGTAGATATAACTACTGACGACTGGTATACCCTTCAATACTTCGGCTCAAACCAAATAAACTCATATATACCAAATACTACCCTTAATCGTAGAATAAGAATAGAGACCTTATCTACTCCACTTAATTTAGGAACTTTTACGGCTTCTTCAATAGCCTCCGACAGCTCGGTATCGGCTACAAGAACCGCCTTTATTATATCAGGTAATATAACAAGTTTATTTACGGTAGGTTCCGAAGTCGTTTTTACAACGCCTACTTCTTACAATACGACTATACTAAAATCTACATATTCAGCTCCAAATACTACACTTGTAGTAGATATAAATTACGCTACCGCCTTATCAGGCGGCGGACCATATATTTTACAAAATATAGTTCAAGTTCGTAGATACGATTTATCATTTACTCAAAATGAAGGTATAGTTCCAGCTGGGCCTAAAAACCTTAATAATTTATCAGGGGAGATAGCTGGTGGAACTTGTTATCAATATAAAATTATTCCTATAAGATATGAGGGTGGTAATCCACTTGTTTATACTACATGGGGCGAGACATGGACTTTTAATATAAAATCTCGTTGTAAACCCGGTAAATGGATTTATTGGTTAAACCGACAAGGAGCTTATGACTTATTTTACTTTGACGGTAGATTTGATACTACAAGGAATATAGAAAAACAAAACTTTACTCGTAGCCTAAAATCTTATCAGTCAGGAGTAGGATATAAATTTAAAAATGGAGACCGCGGTTTATCTACCTATAATACTACTTCACGAGAGAGCGGAACTTTAAGAAGTCGTTATTTAAGTCAGTCGGAAATAGATTGGTTATGGAGTATTGTAGAAAGTCCAGAAGTTTATATTTTAGATGGTAATTACAAAATACCTATTACCGTAAATGACGGCGAATACTCGGTTCCTGATAAACGATTTGTAGGCGAACAAGGTAATTTATATTATCTTACGCTGGAATATGTTTTATCAAATGAACGAGTAATACAACGAGGAGCTATATGAACTTTATAGAACTAAATATATCAAATACTGACGGTAGTTTAATAGGTCGTTTAGATTTAGGAGAAGCTGAACTTAATATAGTTTATCAGCTCGCCGACGTCAAAGACCCTACTAAAAAGTCAGGAGATTTTACTTATCCGTTTTCTATACCCGGAACTAAAAATAATAATATAATCTTTTCTTCTATTTTTGAAGAAGGGTTCAGTCAGTTCAGGTATAATCCTAATAAGAAGCTTGACGCTCAAATTATCTTAAATGGTAATGAACTATTTGTAGGCGACCTTCAACTAAACTCTATTAATAAAACTGACGATAAAATTATTGGTTATGAGATTACGATATATGGAAAAATACCTTCGTTTATTGAAGATTTAAGTAATCTTAAAATAAATGAACTGGTAGATTTATCCGACTATAACCACCCTTATACTCGTCAAAATGTAGTAAATAGCTGGAATACTTCTATTATACAATATGGAGCTCCTAAAACTTTTAGTTTAGGCGAAGGTTATGTTTATCCTATGGAGTGGAGGGGTCAAAATTATCCCCTATATTGGAAAGTAGAAGATTTTAAACCAGCTATTTATGTAAAAACTATATTTGATAGAATACTACAAAATAAAGGTTGGTCTTATCAATCAAACTTCTTAAATAGCGACTATTTTAAGAAGCTTATTATTCCGTATAACGGCGACGATACTATTGAACTTACTGATACTGAAGTAAGGAACTATGAAGCTTGGGCTAAATATAACGCTCCTCCGAATAGACCTCTACTCGCTTCTTATGGTTCAGCTACAGGACAAAACTTTACTGATATAGCAATAGTTTTTCCTGACGATACGAATAGTCCGGCTTTTGACGATGGAGGTAATTACAACCCTTCTACCGGAGTTATGACGATACCTAAAAATGGTAAATGGACTTTATCAGCTACTATACGACTTACTTGTGAGTTCACGGGTGCGAGTATACCTCCGGGAACTACTTATTCTCAAATTAAATTACGAGGCGGACTTCCTGAAGGAACCTTAAAATTAAAAAATCTTACTACCGGACAAGTAGTAGCTCAAACGGCTTTTAGTTTTACTTCTCAAGATTTTTTAGGTCAGGCTGCGAATACTCCTGTAATAAGCGATATACAAACTCCAAATGTAAGTTTTACCGGTTATTTAGCCGCCGGAACAAAGTTCGGAGTTTTCTTCCAATATAGAACTACCGGTTCAAATTATACTTACAAAACTGACGTGAATATAGGAGCTGGAGTATATCAAAATAAAAATACAAATACGGATATAAGATTACAAGTAGTTCCACTTGGAACTTCATATAATCCTTTTGACGCTCCAAGATTTATTCTTACCCTTGTAGACAGAACCTTAGCTCTTGGAGATACGATGAACTTAAACTCGTTTATACCTGATATGAAGGCTGACGAGTTTATTAATGAGATAACCAGATTATTTAATCTTTATTGGAAAAAATCGGCTGATAAAACTTTTATTATAGAACCTCGTAATGACTTCTATGGAACTTTACCTATTGTAGATTGGACTTACAAAGTAAATAATTTAGAACCTATTAAAATAGAACCACTTTACGATTTAGTAGCTAAAAACTGGAAGTTTACTTATACTGAAGATGGAGATTACTATAATGAAGATTATGTAAATAATTTTAATGAGATTTATGGAACTAAAGAAATCGTTGTAGATAATGACTTTGTAAATGAAAATGAAGAACTACAAAGTAAGTTTTCTCCTACCCCTTCAGTAAAATACTTAAATACTGATAGGGTTTTACCTACTTATGTAGAAGATAATGCTGGAACTTTACAAAGTTTTAAACCAAAATTAAGAATACTATTCTATGGAGGTTTTATACAAACCGTAAATCCTTGGAACTTTATAGACCCTTATACGAATATAGTTATTCTACCAAACTTTACAAAGTATCCTTACGCAGGTCATTTTGATAACCCGACGCTTCCTTCTTACGACTTAAACTTTGGAACAACAAAAAAGTATTACTTCAACTGGAATAATATACCAAATAGTAATTTGTTTAATCTTTTTTGGAGGAACTATGTAGAAGAGATTACCGATAAAAACTCTCACCTACTTACTTTAAGATTATTCTTAAACGACTATGATATAATAAACTTTGATTTAAGAAGCGTTATACAAATAAACGAAGTTTATTATAGGGTAAATAAACTTCAACATAATCCACTTACGAGCGAGTGCGAAGTAGAACTATTCAAGGTAAAAGATTATATGGTTCCTTATACTTCATATATGACGCCTCAAGTCATAAGTGGTTCAGTATCAAACCTTAACTCGCCTCAAATTATCGTTGTAGGAGGTAATTTACCAACAAATACTACTCGTTCAGCTCAAACTCAATTTGGTAGTCCAACGCCTCAAATAACTACAAGACCTTTTGTAAGTACGGGTTCAGCTTTAAGAAGCGCTACTTTTGTTCCTATTACTGAAGCTACTGATATAGTTTGGACTTCGGCTGACGGAAGCCGTAATCAAAATCCACTTGTATTCGGAGGTATGAGTTTTGGAGAACAGCCGCCGATAAGAAGATTTTACGAACAACAAAATAACGACTTAAATAGGAACTTATTTTCTCCTCAAGCGGCTCAAAAGGTTCTTGGTAGAGATAATATAATAGACCCGTCGGCTTATGGTATAGATATAGTAGGTAATGGTAATAGCGTAGCTTCAGGAACCGAAAACATAATAATAAATGGTAATAGGAATATAATAGCCGCTGGTTTATCAAACATAACCGTTATAGGCGACGATCAGATTATTACAAAGTCAAACTTTTCTTATATAAGGGGCGTAGCTCTTGAAGCCGGTTCAGTCGGTAAAAAAGTAGATATACTAAAAAGTCCAACAAATAAGGTAGGTTTTGATATAAAGGTAGTCGCCGGCGGTAAGAACTCTGTAATAGCTGATAAAGTTATCAGGGGATAAAAAACAAAAAATTAAAAGATTATATTTTATTTATATGAGCGCTACTACTGAAGATTGGAGATTAATAGTAAAGTATTCTACTATATCAGGCGAAACTCCTACAATACCTATTACTGACGACCATACTGACGGAACTTGGATACCTACTGATATATACATAGGAGAGTTTTTCTTAAATGTCGCTGACGATTTACTTTATGTAAGAACTGACGGAGGTATTATTCCAGTAGGGGCTACTTCGGCTACTTTTTCTATTATCAATAATTATATGGAAAAAACCGGAGGAACTTTTTCCGGTAAAGTATACGCTCCGACTTTTTCGTCAAATACAATAACTACAAATACAATAACGGCTACTGAAGTCCTTGGAGGATATGTCTATGGAACTTTTAGCGGCGACGGCTCAAATATAACCGGTATATCGGCGGCTTGGAACGGAGGAACCGTAAGTGGTTCAAGTTCATTTACAAATCAAGCTACTTTTACAAATGATACTTATTTAAATGGAACCGTAAAGTCGTCAAACTCAACGATTACAATAAATCCAAATGTTGAAGTTTTAGGATATATTACGGCGTCAAACTTTTACGGCGACGGTTCAGGACTTACAAATCTACCTACAGGAACTTATAGTGATACCTATACTACAGGAGCTACTTTATCGGGTAATGAGATTATATTTACTCGTAATGACGCTTCTACTTATGAAGTAGACCTTACGCCTATTTTAGCTACTTCAGGAGTTTATGACGCTTATTGGTCGTCAGCTGATACTACTTTTACAATAGAACTAAATGACGGAACTTTAATAGAAGCTCCAATAAACGATTTAGGCGATATATCAGCTGGAGTATTTACGGCGAACGAGATATACGCGAATAACATATATGGAACCGTTATAGGTACCGTATCATATGGTATAGGTTCTACTTATTGGTCGGCTACTGATAATACTTATACAATAGAGACCGAGGGTGGAACTCTTTATTCTACCGAGATAATGACTTTTTCTCAAATAGGAACTCCTCAAATTAATTTTGTAAGGACTACTTCTTCAGCTTCTATACCAACTCCTTCTTCAGGACAAGATACTATTTTCAATATAGACGGAACTTTTTACATAAAAAATGACGCCGGTAAAGTTATTGGATTTACAAGTTCAGGAGCCCCGGGGACCTCAGGAACAAGTGGAACTTCTGGAGCTTCTGGAACAAATGGAACTTCAGGTAGTTCAGGTAGCTCAGGAACTTCTGGAACAAATGGACTTGAAGGTTCTTCTGGAACTTCGGGTAGTTCGGGTATAAACGGAACTTCGGGTAGTTCTGGTATAAACGGAACTTCAGGTAGTTCAGGAACTACTCCTACAGGAGCTACGGCTGGTTCTTTTGGTATTACTATTGACGGCGCTGGTTCAGTTATTAAAACTGGATTAAAAGGTTATGTAGAAGTTCCTTATTCAGGAACCATAACCGGTTGGACTTTAATAGCCGACCAAGTAGGTTCTATTGTTATTGACGTTTGGAAAGATACTTATGGTAATTATCCTCCTACGGTAGCGGATAGTATAGCCGGAACTGAAAAACCGACTTTGAGTTCGGCTCAAAAAAACCAAGATTTAAGTTTATCTACTTGGACCAGTTCAGTAGCCTTAGGAGATATAATAGCCTTTAATGTAGACAGCGCTTCTACTATTACAAAGGCTAACTTATCAATAAGGATTACAAAAAATTAAAATATATAAAAATATATGGCTTTAAGGACTATATCAGCCGCCGGTGGAAACTTCAATGCTACGGCTTCATGGGTAGAAGGAATAGTTCCGACTTCAGCAGATCATGTAGTAGGAAATACGGCTTCAGGTAATCTTACTATAAATGGTAATTATCAAATACAATACATGGATTTATCAGCCTATACGGCTACTTTAATCTTTTCAGCAGCTACTATTGGAGCCGCTCAATTAACTCTCGGTTTAGCGGGGTCTACTACTAATTTTGGAGCTTCTATGAGTTTTTCTTATACCGTAGCTTCTTTATTTGGTTATCTTAATATAAATGTAAACCATACTTTAATACAAAATACTACAAGTAGAATACCGTGTTTAAACCATACGGGAACTAATACAATAACTTTATCAACAAATCTATTGGTAAATACTATATTGAGTTCCAGCGCAACGAATAGTCCGACTTACAATAATAATACTATTTTTGTAAATGAATACTTTTTAAAAGCGAGTTTTCTTACAGGTTTACTTGGAACCTCAAACATAACTTTTGATGGACCAGTTATTTTCACGGGTAGTCCAAGGGGTTTAAATTACGCTGGAACTGGATTTTGGAAAATAGATACAAATAATACACTTTTTTTCCAGCCTTCAAGAACAAACCTTAATACTTATACAACGAACAGCGTAAATTATCTATATACAAGTACGAACTTCCAACTTTTACAAGGGACTATAAGTATGACGGCGTCAAATTATCCATTTTTGACGGTTAATGATCAGTTGAACACAAATACAATAAGAATAGACACTCAACAAGATTTTAATTTATTTATTCAAGCAAACGATAATATATTACAAAACTTTACTACTTTATCGGTAAATAATATAAAGACTTTAGTGATAAATAATGTAGATTATAATGGTTCTATATCAAGTCCAACAGCTTCAAGCTTTGTAAGAATACAAACTACAAAAGATATAAACATACAAAATATACAATTCTACAACGCTTTAGCGTCGCTAAGTTCGGCTGGTATGAATAGTTTAGGAACTCCGACCGAGCTACGACTTGGTGGAACTTATAGCTATAATATAGGTAATATAATCTCAATAGGCTCAAATGGTAAAATCTTAAATCAAGACGGAGCTTATTTATCCGGGGCAAACTCGGCTACTCCTACTTTAGTTCCATTTGGACCTACATGGGTTCAATATAACATAATAAGAAGTATGACGGCTTCAACTCAAGCTAAATTAAATCTTACTTCAGGTACAGCTTCAGTTATCATGTGGACTAATTTTAAAGATATAAACGCTTCAGGAGGTAATACTATAAAAACTTTTGAGGCTATACAAATAGATAATAGTAATAACGTAGAAAATATAACTTCTTCGGTAGTTGGAGGAGGCGAAACTTCATATACTTTTGTAAATTAATTATGAGTATAAAAATAGCTGACGACGATTACAAATGGATACTTAAATGGAACGCTGATACGAGTTCATTAAACTTATTAAGGTTTGACTATTCTACCTTTTCTCAAACCTCAAATCAGTATATTATGACTTTAGGAACTCAAAGCCTACTTTCATATAAACCCGGTTATTTATCAGCTTACGATACTACTACTCAATATAATTTATATTCAGGTAATACTTTTTCTTACAATACTACGGTAGAAAGTCGGTATATAACAATAGAAAATAATACAAAAATAACCTTTCAAAACCCCGGTTTATATAATATACAATTTTCAGCTCAGTTTGAGAAAACCGACAGCGGCGACGATATAGTAGAGATTTGGTTTAGTAAAAATGGAACGGCTATTCCTTGGAGTAATAGTTCATTTTCGGTTCATGCGAATAATGGTAGAGCCTTACCTTCTTGGAACTATTTGGAACGATTTAGCGAAAACGACTATTTAGAAATAGTATGGTATTCTCCTGACGCTGATATGACGGTTCTTCAAGCCGCTACGGCTTCTGGTAGACCAGCTATTCCGTCAGTTATACTTACGGCGTGGGAACTATACGACCAAAAAAATATATAGAACATGGCTCAAACTATAGATATAAAAGTTCTTATTGACGCGGCGGAAAGCGTCAAAACCATAAAAGAAGCGAGACAAGCCTTAAAGGACCTTCGTTCAGCGGCTTTACAAGTAGAAGAAGGTTCGCCGGCTTTTATAGAAGTCCAAAGAGCGGCTGGTGGATTACAAGACCGAATAGGAGATTTACAAAATACTACAAAGTTTTTCGCTAACGATTTGAGGCGACTTGAAGGTTTTACAAGTATAGCTCAAGGTATAGCCGGAGGCTTCGCTTTAGCTCAAGGAGCAGCGATGCTTTTTGGTGGAGAAAACGAAAAACTAAATGAAAGTTTAGTAAAACTAAACTCGGTTATGAGTATCTTAAATGGACTACAAGCCGTAGGAACCGTTTTACAAAAAGATAGCGCCGCTTCTTTACTTGTAAGTAATGGTATTCGTAATATAGCTATTGGGCTTACTACCGCCGAGACCAGAGCTACGGCGGCAAAGGCGGTGGCTGACGGAGTAGCTACGACTTCTCAAAGAGCCTTAAACGCCGCTATGAGCGCTAATCCTATTGGAGCTCTTATTACTTTAATAGTAGCAGCTACAGCAGCTTTTTTAGCTTTTGGTAAAAGTTCCGATAAAGCTAAAAAAGAAGAAGAAGCAAGGAAAAAAGCTATTGAAGAAGCGAACGCCGCTCAAGAAAAACAAAATACTTATATAGCTGATAATACTAAAAGCCTTACTTCATTACTTATGGAGTTATCAGCTACAAACGCCGGTTCAGCTGAACGTTTAGCCCTTATGAAGTCCATAAATGATACTTATGGACTTACTTTACAAAACTTATCGGACGAAAACGCGTTCCAAGCTCAACTTAATACTACCGTAAATGAATATATTGAACTTCAGTATCAAAAGTATTTATTAGCCGAAAATGAAGAAAAAATAAGTAAACTCAACGCTAAACGACTTGAAGGAGAAAAACTTTTAGCTGAAGTACAAAGGCAATATAATAAAGAAAAATTAAAAGCCGGAACGGTTATTACTTATTTTGATAACGCTATAAACGCGAATACTATGAAGACTTTAAAGGCTGACGAGACGCTAAAGGACTTCCTTTTCCGATTTGGAGATTACGAACAAAAACAAATTAAAGGTAATAAACTGGTAAATGAGGCTACAGAAGCTCAGCTTGAACTTGGAAAAGCTAATGGAAACCTACGACAAGAAATTAATAAAATTACCGAAGAAGGAAAAAAATACGAAGTCCAAACTAAAAAAACCACCACTACAACAAAAGATAATACAAAATCTACTGACGAAAACGCTAAAGCCGTTGAAGCTTTAGCTGACGCCTATAAAGATTTATCGGAACTTACGGCTGAGTTTGAGCAAGAGAGATTATCAGCTTATTTGGAAAGGGTAAAATCTACTTTGACTGACGAGTTATCTATTCGTCAAAATGAGTTCCGAGTAGAACTACAAGAACTACAAAATCAAAAAAACGAAGAACTACAAGCCGTTATAGAAGCTGAAGTAGAAAAATTAAAAATAGAAAAAGATTTTAAAAAACAAAAAAAAGAAGACGAAGCTGACTATACAAAACGACTTGAAGAAGAAGCCTTAAAAAGATTAAAAAACTCAAAAGAATATATTGACGTTGAAGCGGCTTATACGGCTTTAGTAGAAGAAAAGAAAAGATTATTTATACAAACTACCAACGAGTTCATAGCCGAACAACAACAAGCCCTTTTAGAAAGTACAAAAAAAGTAGCTGAGGAGATTTTAAGTCCGGCTCAATTTACTATATTTTTCCAAGCCGCTCAAAGAGTATTAAATCAAAACCAAAATATAATAAGCGCTCAAGAAGTAAGTTTGGAAAACTTTAATGATACGCTTTTAGATTTAAATAAAGCTATTTTATTAAACTCCGGAGATATAGGAAAAAAACTCCTAATAAACCTTACAAAATCTTCCAAAGAACAAAACTCCGCCCTATTGGATATAATACAAAATGGAGGTCAGGAAATTACACAAACCTTAAATGACTTACAACAAGATAGCTATGTAAAACAAACAAAAATTATTACAGATTTATTAAATCTCTCTACCGAGTATCAAAAAGCGAATATAGATGATACACAGCTATTTATATTAAAAATCGGAGCTTTTTATCAAGATAAGTTTAATCTAATTAAACAAGTAGAAGAAGAAGTAAAAAAGGCGTCAGGTATAGAAAAATCTTTTTTCGGCGCTACTGAAGAACAAATACAAAAGGAAGTTTTATTACTTAAAGAAAGAAAGGCTATAAAAGCTGAAGATTTTAAAACTACTGAAGAATATGAAGGGGCTTTAAGGCGTTTAGCTCTTGAACGGCTTAATTTTACTATTGAAGATAATGAAAAATTATCCGAGGCTTTACAAAAAAGATTTGATACTTTAATTAAAGCTGAAGAAAATAATTACGCTCAAAGTTTAAGTAATCTTTTAGAAAGTAATAGAACTAAAAAAATTACCGACGAACAATACTTAAAAGGCTTGGAAGATTTACAAAAATCTCATAACGATAATATACTTAATATAGAAGTAGCTTACGGGCAAAAATCTTTTGAAGAAGTAGCTAATCGTAGAAAAGCTATTATTGAAGAACAAAAAGCCGAAAATAAAGAAAAAGAAGATTTACTTAAAGAAGCGGCTGATAAGGAGATTGAACTTCGTAAAAAAGTAGTAGCTGAATACTTATCGGTAGAACAAGAACTACAAAGCGCCCTTTTTGAGCTTTTCCAAAGAACTCAACAAGAACGAGAACGAACGGCTCAAGCTACTTATGATAATGAAATAGCCCGTATTGAAGCGGCTGAAAAAAAATATGAAGATAGCCTCGCGAATAGAACCGCCGCCGAACAAGCTGATTTGGACGTAAAAGCCGGGTTCGCCGAACAACGACAAAACGCCGAGAAGCGACTTAATGACGAAAAAAATAGAATAGCTCAAAAAGCCTTTACGGCTCAAAAAGTAAATGACTTATCTACTATTACAATACAAACGGCGGTAGCTATAGCTAAAACTATAGCTGAACTTGGAGGCGTTGGAGCTATAACTCCTCCGGGTATAGCCTTAATAGCAGCGGTAGCGGCTCAAGGAGCTATTCAAGCTTCTTTAGTAGCTTCTCAACAATTCGTTCCTCAATACGCTACTGGTGGTTTAGTATCAGGACCCGGAACCGGAACTTCGGATAGCGTTTTAGTAAGGGTATCAAACGGCGAAAGTATAATAAACGCTCGTTCTACTAAAAAGTATCAGCCGATTTTATCAGCTATAAATGTAGATGGAGGTGGTAAATCGTTCGCTCCGGGCTTCGCTAATGGAGGTATGGTAGATATGACGACTTATTCAAGTAGAGATAATATGATGGAGATTAAAGAACTTCTTTTACAAATCAATAGTAGACCTATTGAGACCTATGTAAAACAAACCGTAGTAGAAAACGCTTCTCAAAAATCGGACAGATTAAAGAGGCGAACTACTTTTGGATAAAATCTACGGATTTTAATAAAAAAATATATAAAGTAGTATATGAATAAAATACCTACTTACAAAATCGTTGTAAATCCTGACGACGAACTTACAGGAGTTTATGCGGTATCACTTGTAGATGAACCGGCTATTGAAGTAGATTTTATAGCCTTATCAAAAATGAATATAGAAGAGTTCCTTTTTACGGCGAATACCGATAAAAGAATACTTTATGGACCGCTTCTTATACCAGAAAAACTTATTCCAAGAAAAGACGAAAAGGGTAATGAGTATAATATAGTATTTGATAAACCTACTATTGAACTTATAGCCGAAAAATATAACGAACAAAAACTCGGCGATATATTCAATATACAACACTCGGATAAAAAAGTAGACGCTTATTTTACTCAAAACTGGATTACAGGTAAAATGGATAAATCACATGAACTCGGTTTTAATCTACCTGACGGAAGCTGGTTTGGAGCCGTAAAAGTAAAGAACCAAGATTTTTGGTTATCCGAGGTAAAAAGTGGAAAACTAAAAGGGTTCTCGGTAGAGATTAAAGCCGGAACTGAACTTATAGATTTGACTACTGATAAAGTAGATAAAAATAAATTAAATAGTATGGAATACAAAACCAAAGCTGGTCTTACCCTTACATGGGAAGGCGAAGCCGCCGTTGGAAAAGATATATTTATCGTTTTAGAGGACGGAAAAAAAGAACCCCTCGCTGACGGAGAATATGAACTTGAAGATGGAACAAAAGTAGTAGCTAAGGGTGGAAAAGTAGAAGAGATTATCGCGGCTGAAAAACCCGAAAATGAAGATTTACAAGAAGACCCGGCTAAAATCGCTGACGATATGACGAGATTTACCGACAGCGTAAAAGAAGTAGTAGCTCCTATGTTTGACGAACTACGACTTGTAGTAGCTGAACTTAAAGGTCGCCTTGATAAAATGGAGGTAGAACACGCTGCTATCAAAGAAGAAGAAGATTATGGTAAGAAAAAAGAATACATGAGTAAGATTACCGAACTACAAACTAAAGTAGAGGCTTTATCAAAAGTAGCCGGAGCTCCAAGCGTAAAAGAACTTACCGACCTTGATAAAGCTAAAGAAGAGCGTTATGAAGATATGATAAGAAAAATAAACTTCTACAAAAATAAGTAAGTTTATATTATACTATAGTGATATAGAAAAAAAAATAAAATAAAAAATATGTTAAAAGATTTTAAATTATCGTTTACCGACAATACTACTTTTTACGGAAAGGACCTTGAAGGTTTTTACGCTCAGGCGTTATTGACTGGTAATAGTAAAGAAAGCTTCCGACTTATTCCTGACGTGAAGTCCAAAGTAAAACTCGCTCAGCTGAACCTTGGTAATATACTACAAGCGGCCGATTGTTCGTTTTCTGGTAATGGAGAAGGAACTTTAGCTCAAAAAACTTTTGAGGTAGAACCAGTAAAAATAAATTTGGAGTATTGTCAAAGAACTTTTGAGACCGACTATTTAAGTAATTTACTTCGTCCGGGCTCAAATACAAATGAGATTATGCCGGCTACTATTGAAGAGTTCTTATTGAACTTGGTATCGGAAAAAGTATCAGCTGATTTGGAACAACTTGTTTGGAAAGGAAATATAGCTACTGCTTCTTATCCTTTATCTTTAGCTGACGGTTTGGAAAAACAATTCCTCGCTGACGCAACCGTTATTGATGTAACAGCTACGGCTTCAGCTATTACGGTATCAAATGTAATCGGAGAAATCAGTAGATTATATGATGCTATACCAGCTCAGCTTTTAGAAAGTCCTACTTTAAGGATTTATCTACCTTCAGCTATTTACAAATTATATCGTCAGGCTTTAGCGGCGGCTTCAAACGAAGCTTATTACGCTCAAAACTATGCTGAATTAAACTTCTTAAACGTTCCTCTTATTGAGGCTAAAGGTTTATCAGTAAAGAAAATGGTAGCGGCTCAAACGAATAACTTGTTATTACTTACTGACCTTATGAGCGACTTTGAGGAAGTCCAAATCTTACCTCAAAAAAGCGTAACCGGGGTTCCTGTAGTTCGTATGATTGGTGAGTTCAAGTTCGGCGTAGGTTATATCTATGGTTCGGAAGTAGTATATTACAACTAAAAGTAAATAAAAATAAAATAAATATAAATGAGTGTATGTAATGCTTTAACAAATGGACTTACTAAATCTTGTGATAATAACTCGGGTGGAGTAAATCGCCTCTGGGTCGCCGATTTTGAATATGTATCGGCTACTACGGCTACTTCTTCTACTTATCCGACTTCTTACTGGATTAATAGTATCACGATGGCTACGGCTTCGGGTTCGCCTACGAAGTTCTACGAAATCCAAACAAATAAAAATGTTTGTAATTTTACCGAGACGGTAGCTATTGACTTGAATAACGGAACTACCTTCTTTAATCAAGTAGTATCTATTGTTCTTAATAGAAGAGAGACGACTAAACGAGATTTTATTGAAAAATTAATCGCGGGTCAAAAACAATTATCATGTATCGTTTTGGATAGTAATGGTAATTATTGGTTATTTGGACTTGAAGAAGGTGGTTATATTACCGCTATTGAAGGTGGTTCAGGAACTGCTAAAGCCGACCAAAACGGGTATACTTGTACCCTTACGGCTATGGAACCAGACCAAGCTTATCAAGTAAATCCGGCTATTATCGCCGCGATTACAGCGTAGTTCGTAAATCCAATATAAATGAAGAGCCCGACTATATTTTAGTCGGGTTTTTCTTTTTATTTATATTTTTCGTTCAAAGCTTTTACTTCAGCGAACTCGTTTTGAGTTATACCTTCTTTACAAGCTTTTAGAAGGAGATTTGATAATTTACTAAAGTCGTCAATAGAAGCTTCTGTAAG